CGTCTAAATCTTTCTTCGCCAATTCTACTACGTTCTGCTTTTGCCCACAGTTCGTCTCTGTCTGGGTGCTCTTGCCAATTAACACGAAATGCTTTAAATCCGTTAGTACCTACATCGCTTTCATTACCGTGTTCGTCGACTTCTCTTATTGCTTGATGCCAAATATTCGCAAATGTATCATCGTCGCTGTTTGGTGTACTTGTTACAATACACTTACCACCTGTACTTAATGTAGGCGACAATGAAGTCCAAAACTCACTTGCTATACGTGGTGGTACAAAGGCAAACTCGTCTAAGTACACTAATGAAAGTGACATACCCCTACCAGTGTTTTCTGTTGTTGTAGCACTTAATATTCTACTACCATTATCAAAACTCAAACTACCTTTGTTGTATTCTGTTACACCTGCTCTAATATAATCTGGCACACTTTCGTATGCGTATCTAATACGTTGCATAATTTCCTGTGCGCCTGTATGCTTATGTGCCGCTACAAGTATTGTGCTGTCTGCTACAAACATTGCATACCAAAGTAAGTATGCGGCCGCACATGTTGTTTTACCTGTCTGTCTAGGCAACATGTTGATGCTGTAACGATACTGGGAATAAGTGTGTATTAACCTTTCCTGAAATTCGAAAGGTTCAAATTTTATACCACCTTTTGTAGGATGTTGTATTTTTACAAAATGTTCCATAAAGAATGCTGGACCACTTATCGGGTCCATACAATTTTGTAACTCAACGACTTGTTCTTCAGAAAAGTTTTGCTTTGCAAATGCTCGTTTGGTTAAACTGTAATCCTGCGTTCCTTTAGGCATACAGTTATTTATATGGGTTTTGGGTTAAAAAAAGTGTTTACAGGCTTTTGTAACGGTTCATTAAGGCGTTTAATATTTCTTTTTTATCTCCGCCTACTGGATCATATCCCATTCCTTTTGGTTTGAGACTTATTACCATAGGCTTCTTTTCGCCTTCGTCATCACCGTGTTGATCGCAGTCTTCACATTCACACTCATCACCAGGCTTTCCACAACCATCACACATATCATCTGCGTACTCGCCTTGCTTTGGTTCTTCGTCGTGATCATGTTCTTCTGAATCTTTACCTTTAGGTAATGTGATACCTGCAAGTTTTAGTATGTCGTGTAGTTCGTCCATGCTGTCAGCATTAGCACTAACAGTAACAGTATTATCGCCTTGCTTTTTAGTCTTGCTATAAGTTACTGTTTCTTTGTCGTCCTCGCCTTCGCTTTGTTGTCCATATGGTGAAGACATGTAAAATGACTCCATAATGGAAATATAGTTTCTGATATCGTCTGACATTATTGTACTACCGGTCCTTGATTAATTGGATACTCGTTACCTTGTACACTTGGATCGTGTGCTAGTCCTACTGCGTCTGCTAATGGTTTGAGGTCATCGCCCATCATCATGCTTTTGCTAGGATAGTTTCTAAAATAATCAGCACCTTTTTCATCTTTGATTTTTTGCAATTCTGCTATAAATTTTGAATTAAACTCTTCGCCGTACATTCCTAATTCTGCAAAGTCTAAATCTTTGTTTTCAATTTCGTAATGTGCTTGTTCTTCGTTTGTTAATTCTGCTTCTTCCATATCAGCATATCTATCCTTGTCATTTTCGATTCTGTTTTTTGTGACTTCATCTTCTAATGTTCTAGGACTTGCTACTGGTTGAATTACAACATATTCTGAAAGCATTTGCATATTTACTGCTACCCAAACTTCTAATAATCTTTCGTTTATTGGATATTTAAGTACAACATCTACACTTGTTACTTCTGTTGGTCCTTTTAGTCTTTTGTTTTTAAAGTCTAAAGGTTCATCTTGAATAGGAGTTCTTTTAGCACTACTAACACTCTCAACACCATACTTGCCAAGAATATTTTCTAATTGCTTGATACCTTCGTTGGTAACATCGCCAGCAAATTTGATTCTATAATTAAATGTTTTACTAAAACTTTCTTTTATAATTTGTTTAAAAGGTGCTTTCATACTATCTCCTATGTAGTTATTTATCTTTTTTGTTTAAAATTTGGAGGATGTGATTCCTATCCATTACACTACCTTCGTTTGATTGTTCCACTCCTTCGTTTTGATCTAGTCTCATTTTACGAATTTGTAAGTCAATCATCTTTAATTTTTTGTCAACTTTGGCATTCTTACTATCCATTGCAATTTGTAGCATTTTACTTGCTGTTTCAAATACCCTGCCTGCATGAGCATCTTGTACATTCATGCCTAAGTTCATCAACTCATCATAACTATCTATTGCCTTTTGAGCAATATCTTCCATTTCTTTGTCATGTGTTTCTAAATCTTTAACTCTAGGTAAAGCAGAATCAATTTTTTCTGCATTTGTTAATGCTTCTTTGATTTCTACTTCTGTAATTTCTTTGCTTTCTTCTTTTTTCTCAACAGGCAACACGTCTTCTATTGGAGGTAAATTAAATTCTTCTTCTAGTTTGCGTGTCATAGTTGTATTTAGTTCTTTCTCTTCTTGGTGTTCATGTATATGTGATTCTCATTTAACACTCTAAAACGTACACCTTTGCGTTGGCACCACTCATTTGCGGCTGTCCATTTGGCTAAGTTAATGGCAACTTGAATTTTTTCTGCACTACTTCTTGCACTTTCCATTGTACTTTGACTGCCTGGTTTTATCTCAATTACTTCCATATGATTCTTGCCATCTTTATCAGTGTAAATTACTGTAAAGTCTGGTACATATACTGTATGCTTTCCTGTTACAGGGTGTCTGTATGGGATTTTTAAATTTTCACTTGCCCATTGTGTGATATTAGGATGGCTGTCACACATGTTCATAAATGCTAGTTCCCAACTACTGCGATAGTAAGGAGTTTTAGCACCTGTGTACTTTCCGGGATTTTGTGGTTCGAATGTGCCTTTGGCGTATTTGGCCATGTTACGCCCCTATGAGTAGGCGAACATATTTGTTTGATTTAATATTTACAGAGTTTTGAAATCTTACCGAATTTGGTAAGGTATTGTTTATAAGAGTTAATACACTATTGTTAATTAATATTTTATTATCTTCTTTTGTATACAGTGATAGTATATCTACTTCTGTGTTATCTGCAATTTCATTTAGTGTGATTGTATAGAAGTTTGATAATTTGTCTGTTAAACCAGCACTTTTGAAATCTGCAAATACTTGCTCAATTTTATATCCGTCTACACCGTTTTTAATTGTGTTTGCCTGTGTTGTTAATTGTTTTATTTGTAGTACTTCAGGATTGATATTTAAATCTTCACCTGTTTTGGATATAATTTTGTAGGAGTCCTTAGACTTATTTGTGTTAAAATCTACCCCAAAGTTTTTGTATATATTACTCATGTTTTATATCTTGAACTTGCTAAGGTTTTTGTTATTTTTCTTAAGTAAGCCATCGGTAAGTTCATTTGCTTTTTTTCTAACAGCATTACGAACTAGGTTACCAAAGAATCCAACTGCTTCTGGGTCTTCACCTGCTGTTTTTATTGTACTTAAATCGCCACCGTAGTCTTGTCTTGGTGCTGTATTTACAGCAGTTAAATTTTTACCTCTATTGCCAGCACGTTGAGTCAATCCAAATAAACCTTTTACAATTCCTCTTAGTCTATCACCAGTTGGATTGAATGGTGTTGCTTTAGTATAATCTTCTATGGCCTCTTGCAAGAATGTGCTTTCCTCATCAAAATCAAAATTTATAACAGGAGAATAATGTAACTTTTCGTATTCAAATGCAAAGGTTATTTCCTGTGAACTTCCTGCTCCTGCGTAATCTAGTGGCGTAAACGACACATCACTAATCATTGGATTGACGGCTGTTGTACGTTGTACTGTTTGACCATGCAATTGGTATACATGAATATTATTAAAGAACTGTGAATTTTTAGCATCATGAATATCTATGCCATCAAATTGACTCATATGGTCGCCTTCGTGTCTTATTAGTTTACTATTATGTATTACACTATTCCAGTCTTGGAGTTCACCTGAAGCAACACCTGGATTTGCTTGAGTGTGTCTGCCATCAGTAAAATGATAATTGTAATATACTTGCCACAGTTCTTGCCATGTACTTGATACATCATCGTGTACTGTTACATTAAAAGGTTTGAATTCTTTTGTTAAAATTACTGGAACATTTTTATTATACTTTGGTCTTTTTTCAACTGTCACAGCCATACTTGGCATATCAATTGTTTTGACCATTTGTGCTAGGGAATAAGGCCCAGTCTTATTTAAAAATAATGCTTGTAATGTGGGATTTAGTTCAAAATGAACTATATACTGAAACGGCAAACGAGGGGGATTGCCGGTACTAAAACTCGCTAGTTTACTACTTGCGTGTCTAGGTCCGGCTACATAAATCCCGTTTTTAACTTGTCCGCCGATTAACTCTTTCCAGAATTTTGCCATCGGTCCTCCCTATAGATATAGGCCTAAATTATACTCCAGTGCCTGGTGTTGCTGGTAGTGGTGATACCAATGGGAATGGGTCACCTGCGGCAACTTTACCACCGAGTGTATTAGGTCCTGCCACATGTACCGCGTTATCGTATCTGACGTTCAAGTCTAGTTGAACAATTTCGCTGGCATCATATGAGTGATCACTATAGTTAACCTGTTGTAGCATACATCCTTCTAGTTCCCATTGCTCTGTTGGCTCAGCATTTGTACCATCTAAGACTTGGATAAGCATATCGAATTTATAGTCTCCACCACTAACTGCGGTAGTTTGTTCGAAATGGTTAAATTGTCTTTGGATTTGCTGACCGACTAAAGCGGAAACTTGGTTAGTGATATCATCCCTTAAACTGAGATTAATCGCTTCCCATTGATGCTTACCTGAAATATATGCACGAGAGTTATAACTGTGAACTTCAACTTCGTCAACATTAAATGTTGGTCTAGTTACACTCACGATGTTACTTGTGAACTCATCGGTTCTACCACCTGCACCAAATCCAGTTACGATTACACGGAATCTGTATTTGAGTTTAGGTTGTAAAATACCTAATCGAGCACCTTCAATAGGTACACCAAATTTATCTTTTGTTACTGCCATCTTTCGATCTCCTAATCACATGTTATACATGCTAATTACATTTATTTATCATCTTTCGGCCAAAAATAAAGGGCGGAAAAATCCACCCTTTATAATTTTTAGAATAATCTTATTCTGAGCCTGTTTGACCAAGAGTTGACTGAATTCTAATCGGAATGTATATAAATTCAACTGCTTTAGTTGGTTGAATTGCTATATCCAAGTATAATTCGTTTTTGTCAATCCTTGCAGGTGTGTTATTTGTTGTATCACAAACACTAATAAAGTCAAATAGACCTCTTAGTGTAACTAGTTCTGATAATAATGAATCAGCAACTCGCTTAACACCTGATCTGGTTATACCATCATTTGGTTCAAATAAGAAAGGCTTAACTGCGATATCTAATTGATATCTAATATAGTTTACAAGCCTTGCTACGTTAATTCTATCTAATGCACTTGCAGTTGGGTTTAGAGTCTTCTGTCCAAATACAACTAAGCCTCTTCCTGGGAAGTTAGCAATTGGATTAACTTTATTTGCATAAAGTGTATCTCTTTGTCCGTTGTTTAATGAAACAGGTACAAACTCGCCACTTGGTCCGTCAACATAACCGACACTAGTTGCGTTTTGTACTATACCTCTTTGATACCCTGCTGGTGCAAACCATTGATATGCCACATTGTCATTGAATGCAAATGTTCTTAATGCAATATGAGAAGCCGGTACAGCAACACTACTTCCGTCTAAGTTTGTTGTTAAACCTGATGGATAGTGAACTGAAACGTATGGGTTACTTGCAATAAGTCCATCTTCACCGTTTTCACTTGCGTTATTGGCATTGGTTGACCAGTTTTTAATGCTGGTTGCATCTGATTTTAATCTCATTGGACTATCACCAACAATAAATGCGACTTCTTTCTTATCTGTGTTAAGAGTAATCATCTCATCTATTAGTTCTGGATATCCTGGAGCGGCAATCAAATTATAGAAATTAACTTCACTTCTGATTTCGCTATTGTTTGCTAATGCGGCCTGCATTGATTGAACAATAACTTTTCTTTGTGCTTTTCTACCCATGTATGGTGAACCGTCTGCTTTGTTGCCTGACTCACTTACCCATACGTTAGATAGTGTACCGCCACTGTAAGAATATGAAGTGTAGTATTTCTTAACGTTTTTACCACTGGCTCTAAAGTTCCATGCTAAAATACCAAATGGTACTGTTGCTGGATCTTTTGCATCTGCGTCTACCACTGATGCGCCATATGATGCTAAATCTAAGAACAGGACGCCGTCTGCTGATACTTGATCTGAATTATCAACTAGTACCCATGCACTTGATTTTCTTTTGTAAATTAATGGATAATCTTCTAAATTATCTGAATCAACCCAAAGGTCGCCGTCCACTAAAGAACCGCC